AACACCAAATTTAGCAGGCATTGAAAGTGATCTTACTAAATAATCATCTTGAGTTACGTTACGTAATTGAGTTGCAAAATTTGCAGAAGCATTTTGACGAATTTCTTCAATTGTGTCTCCATCACCTCCACCATCTGCGGCTTCAGGATTTGTTACTGCTAATGAATTAAAAATAGTTTGTGCTGTTACAGCATTAAGATTACTATTTAAGAATTTAACTGAACCTATTAAAGTGGTTAAATCGTTAGCTGGAACGTTTGCTGTAACTCCTCCACCTGTTAAATATCTAACAGTTAATGTTGTGTTTGAAGGAGCAATCCCATAAGTTTTTGTAAATATAAAATTAGCAGGAGCGTAAGCTGTTGTTAATTTCATTTTTTCAAATGGTAAACCTAAACCTACATTATCAGGATTAGGTATAATTACTTCATCTGTATCAGCTGCTGTACCTGCTCCGAATTGTAATTGTAATGAACCTGAATCTAAGAATCTTGAAATGAATCTTCTTTGAACTTGTTCTAATTGTAAAAGATAAGGAGTATCTCCTTTATATTGAGATAAGGTTGGATCGTTTGGATTTGTATTTTTTATTGATTTATAAATACATTCTTGAGCCAAATAATCTACTTCATACCATTCATTACTATCAGAATCAAAAACATCTAAAATACCTACAATTCGAGGAGCATTAATTTCTACAGTTGTAAATTGTTGAGGAGTTGTAAATGTAAACTCTGTGGTATTAATTGTAGAGGAAATTGCTTTTCTAGTTTTCTTTAAAAGATAATATAAAGGATTACCACTACCATCAACACTAAAAATTGAAGTTTCTGTAGGATCTCCAGAAGATGAAACTGTAAAATCTACAGGATCTTCTATTAAAAATGATACATTAGGATCAGATGTTGATTGAATTTGAGTATTTTGATTTACATATAAACGAGCATATTGTAAATATGTTTCTTGAACCTGATTGTCAAGATAAAATGATAAAACGTCACCTACATAGGCAGCCATCTCCATAAACATCATTCCTACTGATGATGGAGTAAAATCATTATAAGTTGTAGGGAAATATGTGCGAGCATAGTCAACTAAACTAGCTCTTATTTCGCTAAAATCTCGATTAATATATTGAATATTTTTTCTTTTTGTAGTGGCCATTATGTAAATGCTAATTGTATTGTATCATTTAAACCTGTATCTGCAATATTGTATTTTAATACAACATTTATTTGATTGAATTCTGGTATGGAATCTATTGATAAATCTTCAATAACAACCATAGGAAAATATACCGAAAGTTGATATTGAATATCTTCTCTTAAAGACTCTGTATTACCTGAGGTAATTTGTTGAAATAAAAATGCTCTTAAATTTCCCCCAAATGTTGGATTTAAATATCTTTCATTTTGGTTTGTTAAGAAAAAATTAATTAAATCATATTTAACGGTATCTTTTGTAGTGTAAGTAGTTTTAAATACTCCCGGAACATTAAATGGTAAAGCAATACCAATACCTGTACTAGGTTTAGTATCTAATGGGAATATTTTCTTTGCTCCAAAAGCCATTATTTATTCATTAAAGCCATTATTTGGTCTAATCCAACACTTCCTTCAGGCAAAGCACCATTAATAGTATCTACTGCTTGAGGTTGAAAATTACCAGCATATTGAGAGTTAGCTACTCCTCCGTTTTGCATTTCTTCTAATAAACCACCAAACATAGCGCGTCTTTCAGCAGCATTTAATTGTTTTGGTTTTTCAATATGTGGTTGTGCGTAAGTATCTCTTAAAGATTCAGCTACAACTGTTTTAGGAGCACGAACTGCTTCCAAAAGGATATCTTTTAATTCCTCTTGAATAGCTTCTCTTACAGCTTCTTTGATTAAAATTTTAAGTTCTGTAGTTTTCATCACTTTATAAATATTTAAGTTTTATGTTTTTTATGTTAATTTCCTCTAGTTTTTATTAATACCCAACGGTTTCCATCCCATTCATAAACTTCTACTGTATCTCTTCCTTTTTTCTTTATTCTTTTTCTTTCTTTATCACCTACTTTTTTCCCAGCATAACCAAAAGGAAATAAATCTTGGGTTGGAGTAGAAGTAGGAGTTGTTGGTGTAGATGTTTCTGCTTGAACTTCTGTTGTTGGTACTGATACTGGAATTGTTGTTGCAGAAGCAGGAGCAGGTGCTAATGGATTTGGTGAAGAATCTGTAAGTAAATTATCTCTATCAATAATAAATTTAAGTTCATTAATTAATGTTTGACTATCTGTAGTAAAAGATAATTCTGTTTGGATTAAAACTATTCCTGAGCTGTCTTTTCCTATAGCTCTTCTACGAGTTACTGTAGGAGTATATGGTACTTCTTCAATTTCAATTATAAAACCATTGTAAGTTGTTTGGTTTTGAGTTTGATCTGCTTGTAATTGTGAATTTGCTATATCATTAATTATTTTAGATATTGGTTCTAAATTTGCATCTTTATTACATTTTTTAATATAAGAATCTATAATAGTTAATGTTTCTTTTGCTTTTAAAACATATTGACCAGTAAGTGAAATTACTAAAGAAGCACTACTTAATGTTCCTTGTATTTTAGCAAGTTTTGAAATTCCTTTATTATCAAATGTTGTTTTTCTAATAAATGTTTGAGCATCATTTAATGCAGAAGGAATTGCTCCTGGGATGGGTAATGTACTTACTGGAGGGATTTTTAAAGCGGCAGATATAGCAATAGATGCTATGTCTATAGTATTAATTAACCCTAATGATAAATTAAGAAAATCAGAAGCTCCTGTAAGAGATTTTCCTGTTTGGTCTATTTTAATTCCAATTTTATTTAAAGATTGAACAATATCATCTCTCTGAGCTAATAATTCTTGCAAAATTGCTGGACTTGGGCAAGTATTAACATCAGGAATATATTTTTGAATTAAATTTTGTAAAGAAGGTTCAATTATTTGGGGAATTTGTGAACTTAATCCAAATAATAATAATGGAAGTTTTGCAGCTCCTTTTGGTTTTAAATCATCAGGTAATGCTTTTTGAATTTGTTCCGCATTAACAGATTTTTGGCCAGATTGAATAGCTTTTTTCTTTAATGAAGCTAATTCTGTTAATCTAAGTTGATCTAATTTAGCTGGGTCTACCATTATACTGTATAATTATATTTTGATTTAAGTCCTTCTAAATTAGCTTGAATTGCTAATAAACTACTATTCATTTGAACTGCCGCTGTATTTAATTGGATTAAAAATGTACCTGGAGGTGTTGCAGCTGCTGTGGAACAAACTTGCATAAATCCTGAAAGGTTAGAAATTAATTGGTTTAATAAATTAACCGTTTGATCACCTAATAATAAAGGTTCACTTGCATTTTTAGATCCTAAATAAATGTTTCCAGATTGTACAACTACTGTTGGTGTATCAATATTAACTCCTTCAACGGCATTTAGATTTATAGATTTTTTACTACTTAATAGTATGTGATCTGTTGTTGTATTAAATACTAAACGACCCGAATTTAAAATAATTTGCTTTCCAGCATATTGATCAGGGGTTTGAGGAGTATTAGATTTGTAACTAAAATAATTAGTTGACGATGCTTTTAAAGGGATTTTTTGAGTACTTGTAGAATAAATAGAAGATTCATCATTGTTAATATCTTCTACTGTTGGTACCCATCCTTCTTCGCTTTGTGTTCCTTGACCATTTCTAATAATAAGAATAGGATCTCCATTTGTTCCTGTAGATGACCAATTATTAATGGTTCCCTTTACAGTAGAACCAATTCTTATACTATTACCCCATCTACCTTCATAAATTATATCACCTTCAAAAGGTAATATTGGATGGATATTAGAACGTTCCTTAAAAGTTTTACCTAAAAATATTTCTGTTGATTGATCAGTTACTCGTCTAACATTTCCTGCTTGAGTTTGAACATAATCTTTTTGTTGGGAAGCAGGTAATTCATTAGGAGCTGTTGGGTAAGCATTATGGTGAGGATGATTCCATAATGAAACCACATCAATATAATAAGCAACTGTATTAGAAGATATAGTATCAATATTAGTATCGGGAAGACCTATTATATAAACTATTTCATTAATTAGTGGTAATCTTTTAGAATTACCCATTATTGGTCTAGCAGTAGGAAGACTTGGAGATGGAATTGGATTATTTACTTCTTCGTATTCAATTACCCCCAAAGCATTCCATTCACCTAATTCTTTAAATCTTGGGTGATTTTCATCTAATACAATACTTAAAACTCTAACAGACTTAATTAAATTATATTGATTTATAGCATTTTTTACCCCAAAACCATTATTTAAATTGGTATTAAGGTTTCTATTTAATGCTGAAAATCCGTATCTGTTAGCCATTATTTTTCTCC